AAGTAATAATTTTAAAAATAATAAAAATTATATAAAATATGCCGATACAGCAATAGATTATATATATATAAATAAATAAGACTATTAAAGTAGTAAAGGTGCCAATTTCGCCGCTAAAGCCAAGGCGCTAGGACCATAATTAACAATACCATTCACTATTTTCTTACCGGCCTGCTGAGCAAATTGTAGCATATCACTCAGATGCAATGGATTTTCATGCCATTGTGGCATACGTCGCAGCGTTTCAACAGCAACGATAGTCTCAGCAGTCGTGTAATTTGTGAGTTCCTGCTCAATTAGTTGACTATTTGTACGATATTCTAGAGCCCAGGCTGCTGTCAAATACAGATCACCACCAGGATACGACCCACCAACACTCGCAGTTTCCATACCAATAAACAAATAATCACGCTTCGGAATGAGAGCAAATTCAACGCCAACAAATTGCGGTGTCCCAGCAACCATGCTAACGTTAAAAGTGCTCTCAAAATTTACATCCTCTGCATTAGTAATTTTTAAAAACCCATAAATCCCTTTATCTAACAATAAACGACCAGAATTACTCTTATTCTGACCTGACAAATTCTTTAAGGGATTCCCTTGTGCAAAAGACCACCAAGCCTCATTCCCTGGTATTTGAGCCCCAACCGCCATACCTGAACGATATAAATCGGAAGCTTCATTGGTAACACAAATACTCGCTGTTAATGTCCTAATATCGGACATTAATGCTTCATTACCAACCGTCACGTTAGCAGGTAAATGGCACATGATCTGCGACCCAGAGTTAGCATAACTAAACAATTGCAATGTCGTTGCGGGATTAGTTCCTATCATACGCAATCGAAAACTATAATAACCTGGAATGACCACATTAAACCCAGCTGTTGATGCATTAAAAGCTAATGGTGTACCATTAACCCAACTATTCCCTTCTAAACGGTAATTATCAATTTCGGCATTTATAATATCCGCAAACTGAAAAGATATACCAGCTGGGTGTGCTAATGAACCATCTATCCAAAATCCTGGCTGGGAATCATGGGTTCCACAATATAATACAGCTCCGTGTGGCTTATATGTCTGCCCAGATAAAATACCAAGATATACCAAAGGCAACACGGAATCATAATCCGCTGAAATTGGCAATGCTAGTGTCGGTAGTGTATTTGATGAAAAATAACCAACATACGTACAAGCATTACTAGCAGCATTAGGGTCTAAATAAATTAAAGACCTAGCAGGACTACGAAACACAGCCACAAAAGAATTTCCAGCGGTCACATAATTGTTAACATTTGAAGAAATAACATCCGGCTGGAAGTTCATAAAGGGTGCTGGCAAAAAGTTGAAAGGAGTACAAGTGGCTGTTGGATTACTAGAATAAATATCTGCCCACCTTAATGAGGGAAAATTCATTGGTGCAGATAATTGCATTATAATCTGTTTAACTTTACCACCAGCTCCACTAGCAACCCGGGCTGCTGCTGTGCCACCAAACTTCATATTTTTATTTGGAGCTAGCATCCTACCATTGTAATTAGCCTTAGGAGTATTTTTAGATTGCTTTGACTCTAAATACATTGCCAAGCCTGATTTCATCTTGGCCTTCGGTTTTTCAATAACAACAACAACCGGCTTCTTACCTTTAATATTTTTATTTTGCTTTCTACGATTAGGCATAATAAAACAAACAAAGAAAAATTATATAGAAAACTATATAAAAGAAAATAAATAAGACCTTTCTGAGTATAGTCTTTTCGACTGTATAAAAACCTATAAAATAACAGTCACACATTATACGTGCCTCTATTAAAGAGTCATCAGTTTCGTTTTTATGGTGTATAATACCTATTCCAATAGGCTGGAAAAACAAATAAAACATATATATAAAACGAACAAAACAAACAAATAAAACTATATAAAACTAAATAACCTTACCTAGTATACTTCTCAAAAAATATATCTGGAAACAATATATTATCACCGGGGGTTGCACACAATAACTTTTCAATTGGAAACCCAGGATAACGTAGGTCAAACCAATTTTCAACATCATTAGGAATTACAATATTACCTGTTTTTATGGCTGCTAAAGAATCAATATGGACATGACGTTTAGTAGATATTTGAGCAACTTGGCGATAAAAGACCTCAACCATGCCAGGTATTGGAGAATAAGTTGTCATTGCACCAGTACAAACTTGCTTCCACCACGCAAGAGGGTATTTCTGTGGTAAACGTGACATCCCGATCCCAACAAAAGAACGTCCCATATCGGGTGCCATTGCCCAACTAACACAACCCATCATTGTAAGAACTGGCCATAAATGACACCCTAAGAACGTCGCAGTAACTGGAGTAACAGCCTTTGTCTTCAGCGTGAAGCCCATTTTAAAAGCATTATTGGCAAATAAAAGTGTATCTACAGGATAACTCGTCGCAAAAATAACATCATCGCCAGATGATATTATACGTACACTATCTTTATCTACCTTATAACCTGATAAAACGAGCGATGTGGAAATCAACACAACCATCAATAAAGAATTAAATAGTGTCGTCTGTGCTGTACCACTACGCATCGTATACGGCTCGACCCAGGTATTCCCAGAAGCATCTCGAACACGCATAAACTGCTGTTTATCCAATAAGCGAACTACATCACGATCCCACCCTGACTCAATCATCCACTTACGAATAAATAAATATGCGAAAGAGACCCAACTCTTGTCATATTTGGTGGCATCACTTTCATACCAATATGGAAAGTGTGTCAAGCCACCAAGTAGTTTTCCAACTTCAACATTATTTTTCCCACTCGCAATAGTAGCAATATCCCAAAATGGCCCCATAACCCCTTTAACCTTATTAGTTAAAACAGAATAAAAGGAATCGACTTCAGGGGCTGTGTCAATAATAACATCAATAGACGGATATTGTATAGCTCGAATGGCTTTTGGAACACAATAACTAGTCAATTGATTAAGTGGTTGTAGCTGCAATTTCTCATGTTTTAACATACACTTCCCACTCTTTGGTTTAGGTATGCGCCGTGTTCCATTAAGTTTAGCTTCATAAGCCTTCCAATAACGCCGCTTCTTTGCCGCATCAAACCCCGCCTTACGAATATACTCCCCAATAGATGTTCGCCGTTGACATTGAACCTTCATTGCTGGTAAAAACTGCTCAGCGACTAACCACACACCTAAAGTGTCAATCCATTGTGAAAAAGTTCGCTCTTGACACTGAACGCGATCATGATATGTAGTAATCATACTATCACGCTCAATCTGGGGTACAATTGAAGTAAATTGACCAGTAAATCCGTAGACAGTTGCACCACAACGCGGACCACTCTTCCGCAAAGATTGAAAACACTTTAGGGCACGTCGAGGTAATGGTTTATGGAAATTTATGGCCCGTTTAGTTAAGCCAAAATAATTCCCTTCAATGTAATTAGGAGAATTCTCCTGAACCCAACGCTCATGCGCAGAATTACTAGTGCACCGCATCGTACAGACGCCACCACAATGTTTACAAGGAATATCCACAGGAAGCGTATTAGGACCCCCGGCATAAAACTTTAAATTATCACTTAATGTTATATTGTCTTTTACTATATTATAGATTTTACTAGGTAAATGTATATACCTAAAAGAAAAAAAGGATTTTGCTATCATATAATAACGATAATTACGTTGACGAATAGTTTCGTTAGACTTCCAAAACCATAAATTAAAAGTAGGACGACGTAATTCTTGACGTGTAATTAAAATTAGGACGATCCAATTTAGAATCGACCCAAAATTTATAAGTGAATAACATAAAATAATAAAGTATATTAAAACACAATAAACCTCATAAAAAGAAATACAATAAACAGGACGACATAAAGATAAACTACGAAATTCGAGATTCCACAAATATGACACATTAGAATAATAATCAATCTTACCATTATTAAATTGTATCTGAAAATGACGTAATTCCTGTTCTAATTTATCAATAAATAAATTTCTTCCTAATATAGCACTCTGTTTATGAGTATTAAGCGCTTCTTCAATAAACTCCTGTAAGAGCAATTGCTGACGAAAAGTAAATTCATCAAGAGAATATGGAAAGTTCAATATATACGTTATAAAACCAACCCTCTTTACTTTCAATACTTTATTTCGCAATAAATAACTAACAATAGCTGACACGACTTGGGCTTCACCATTAATTACAGAATACTGCAACCTTTGACCTTCTTTATCGGTCATATAACGTAAACTACCCCACGTTTCGCGAACTAACTGTTTATGATATTTATCATAATCGAAGTTATCCTCAATACTATTCACACTAATAACTAATGAATTATATATTTCCGCATTAAAATCTACAAAGGATAAGCCTGTCTTCTCAAAATATGCTGGTACTCGCAATAAAATAGAATCCTTTATACTAAAAGTCTTATAAACAGTACTAATAATATTCTCGGTAACCGTAGAACATTCAACTAAAGGTAAAAATACATCATTAATTTGAATATCTTTAATCACTATCGGTTCTACAATAGGTTCAATATCCGCAGCAACAATACCAGATGGCCCTGCGACATTTGAAGTATCAACCTCAGTGGCTTCGCTCTGCATAACTATAGTTTTATTATCAACTAACATTAAATTTGTGTCACCCATTAAGACCTCGACAACAGTCTTATTTTTAAAAATTGGGGCGACAACAGCACTAGACATTAAAGGTTGCGTAGGAACAACGCCCATATTAACTAATACGCAATGACCAATAGTATGTTTTCCGTTATTTACGGGTTTAGATAATATTTCACCAATAGTACACTCATACACAATAACGCAAAAATTTTGAATTGGCTGCCGACAAATATAATCCATAGTAACAATACCACGCTTAAATAATTTTTGTTCAACCTCAGTAGCTGATAACCTATCAAAGCCATCAAGGTCGATAGTCCATAATAACTCATAAGTAGCCTTACCTTCATTTTTACATAGATATAATATAGTAAATAGAACTCCATAATTTTTATAATATAAAATATCCTGCATCATATGCTTATCATCAAGTACTGCAACATTCAAACCCATGTAATTTAAACACTGGGCAATACACAAACCATCATTATTAGGTGGATTATATATAATAGGACGAATTTTCTTAGCACCAACAATTTTTGCACTACAAACACGCGCTATTAAAATACCTTCACAACGAGCTGTGTCCATAGAAACAACACCATGAATACCTGCTGAAAATAATTCTGTAAAATTCTCCCACGGATCAAATTCCGGGTATGTGGGCTGATACGAACCAACATGAGAACCATATACACAACGAATCATAAGATGAGTAATGGCGTGATATATAATAGAATAAATGGCATAAACAAATACTAATAATTTTCCACAAATAATGCTAGTAAAAACAATCCATACAAACAAATGGAAAAAGTACAATGATTCACGACCATGCATATCACCAAACAAAAATGGATAATAATCAATAAACATATCCCACGCTATAAATAAAGCTAACCAACACACCATAAAAAATAGTATAAAAAGCAACAAAATGTATATGAATGCAGCAGTAAACCCCCCACACTCACCATCATGATTTAACCAATTATCTATAGTGTAATCAAAAATAAACATTCCAATATTATATGCAGAAAAAGGTTCGCCTATATAACCAGTAAACAGGCCCATGTACGGTAACGGCCCATCTCCTTTATGGTTAGAAGATCGATCAACAATTTTACGAGTCAATGGATCACAATTATATGATTTAAGTTGTAAATCTACAGTACCAAAATGAAACATCATATATAAAAAACAATTAAAACATGGTAATATTAAACGATGAACATCAAAATGATTTAAACATGCTTTACAACGATGATAGACCCAAAAGAAAACAAAGTCTGTAGTGACAGGGTCATCAGCCCAATTATCAGTATCGTGCACAATACAATGGTTCGCCGGTTCGAAGCCCCATAATAAATCTGTATAGTCCCAGTCAGTCTTTGGAGAAAAAGATGGTTCAAGATATTTATGCCAATTTGGATGGGCAATGGCAATATTAACAATATCAACTACAGCTTGTAACGGCTCATTTATGGGCGGGGCACGTACAATATCAGCGTATGTTTTATCGGCAATAGGAACTACTTTATCAATATAAGTGACTTTCCTAGGTCCTTTATTATACCCGAAACGCTTGCCAAATCCCTCAAATGAATAAAATTGATGCGCAACAGCACGACTAGCAGGAAAACCCTCAGCATCAAGCGCCTCACGAGCCTTAAACTCTAGAACATAGTCGGCGTACGCTTCAATATGCGCTTTACTATTATTGCCAGTAGCAACTTGTACTTTAATAGTTTTAGTAGTAGCAATAACAGTAGTTTGTTTCTCCAAATCAGCACGTAAGGCTTCTTGGTTATGTTTTGCTGCGCGCATATTCCTCCAATGTTTTTTGCAGTATCTCTCCATGGTACACATTGGACATTGAGACTCATAACAGGGGGACAACAAATCCGTAGCGCTAACGGTCGTAACAACCCGATTAGCGCTAGGGATGGTCTCCCCCCCCCCACAACACATAGAAGCAATAATTACATTATTCGCATGCCCAGAATCAACAGGGCTAACTTTAAGAACGTTAGAATTTGCCATTTTGTAATTTCATGAGGTTTTTGAGAAAAGGGAATCACCCACAAGAACCGACACCCTGCCGGTAGAGCCCAGGCCTTTCGGACTCATCGGGGATTTCTACATTCC